CACCCCAATCATATCCTTTTTCTAAAAGATAAGTATTACTCAGATTTGTTCCGGTAGTTGAACCAACCTCAACGAAATATCCTTCTCTCTTTTCTCCGTACAAAAGAAGAATCCATATATCTTGATTTAGTTGACTCTTTTTAAATCTTGTATCTATTTTCATAATATAAAATATTCTCTAATTTCTTTTTCCAATATGGTATTTGGGAATCAATTCCCAATCATTCTTTTCCTTGTGCGGGATTATCTTTAATTTTGCCACACTTGCTTGAGGTTCTGCATACTCTTCTGGATCTGGAACCGTAAGAAGTCCCCACTCCACAAGCAGTTTAACTATGGTATTTCTCCTAGCAATATCACCATCAGACAACGTACTTTCAAGTCCATCTAAAATAAACAATTCTTTAAAATGCATAATAGCATATCTTCCACGCTTGTGTAAGATATGGCAGGATTGATATAATTTCTTTTCTTGTCGTGACGAAACCCCAATTCGAGTCAATGTTTCACGAACTTTCAAAAAATCATCATCATCCTTCAACTCGATTTCTACACCGAGTCCATCAAAAATATCTTCAATTTCTTCCATTTATAAATTCCTTCAAATGTCCATTATTAACATCAATATTTAGGAGTTGTTACTTTTTGCCACCTTTAAACATTGATTCACGCATATCTTCGATGTTGGAATCTGAAATGAGATCTTCTACTTCTTTTGCTTTTTGATTCGAATAACCAAAATACTCTTTGATTGTGTCAATTTTTTCCGACTCTTCTTGTTTAAGCCATTTACTAAATCTCTTTCTCTTCCTTATCGAAGCAAGATAATAATCATATTGCATCTTCTTATCTATATGACAATTCTCATTGATGATATTAGAATGAATAATTGTATCGGGAAAATAAGAAAGACACCTATTCACCACAAAGGGTGTATATTGCTTCTCTACTAATTCATCCTCTGTGTCTAGAAGATTTTCCTTAGTGTAATTAATAGAATTTAAATAATCAGTTAGTTTCATCACGATCTACCACTAGAATATTATCAGCAGTCACCATGTCAAGTGTTATATCATCAGTTTTATAATATGCTCCCTGATTGGATCCCAACTTCCAGTATATCATATCTCCCGGAATAATATCTTCTTTTACTTCATTTCCTACTGAATGGACTCTACTCCAAACATGCATTCCGGGAGAAAGTTGATTATCTGTATAAATGATACCTGCTTCTGATTCCTTTTCTTCTTTGATTGTTGTTTCAACAGCAACCCAGTTACCAATTGGTTTAAATTTTTCTGTCATTTGAATTCACATCCCATCATAAGTTCGACGATACACGCCACTAAATTAATTTCCTGATCTGCAACAAAAGCAGATTTATACTGATACTCCGCAATAATCAAAACCGCTTGAGGGATTGAGGAAGGTGTTAGGTTCTCGTAAAAAGAATCATACATCTTTCTCATCAAATCACTTGGCGAATTGTCCAGATTTTCCACTACCCACTTTCTAGCGGAAGTGAAATCTTTATTTTTCATAAACTCAACCAAGTCCTTTACCTGAACATTTCCAACATCAGATAAAATTCCAATATCAATAGTTCCTGCAACCGAATATCTCTGAACTTCATTGATCACTCTTCTGAAGTCCGGGAAGTGCTTCATAATCAATTGTGCAAGCACTTTTTCTTCGTATGGGATACTCTCTTCATTCAAAATGAACTTGAGTCTTTCCATGAAGTTTGCAGCAAGTTTTGGTTTCTCGCTGTTGGGAATATTGAAACTTATATTTGTACAACGAGAATGAATCGGTTCAATGATTCGATTCTTAAAATTACAAGTTAAAATAAACCTACAGTTATTCGAAAACTCTTCAATAAAACCACGAAGAGCAGGCTGCATACTCTGAGCGTTTGAATAATCAAACTCATCGAGAATTACAATTTTCTTACCACCAGAGATGGAGACGGTGCTTGCAAAGTTACGAATCTTTGTTCGTAGTGTGTCAATGTTTCCATCTTCTGAACAGTTGATCATAATATAATCAGAATCTAATTCATTGCAAAGTGCCTTTGCAATCGTGGTTTTACCACAACCTGCACTTCCTGAAAGAAGCAAGTTTTGAGATTCTCCAGAACTCACGATGTCTGAAAATGATTTCTTAATTGACTCTGGTAATATACAATCTTCTATCGTTGATGGACGATACTTTTCTACCCACAGGTAATTTTCCATGATTTAATTCAGTCCCTATAGTAAGAATCTGACTCCAAAGCAATCCAATAAGTTAAATCTAAATTCTGATTCTTGAACTGACTGATGACCTTATCACTAATAGAAACGTCATAGTCACCCGGTAGAAGTTTTAGATTTTCAGCCTTAAAGTAAAAACAAAAATCATGATTATCATGTGGAAGATTTCCCAACTCGATTGAATAATTGTTGGTGGTAGCATCTGATTTATCCATGACATCAATCACCAACGAATCATCATCACTATGAACGGATATATCAGATACCTGTAGCACTGATGAAGCCTTTTGAAGATCAACAAAATCATTGTGCTTCCATTCAAAATCAACAACGCTTTGAGGCATATTGATTTTCTTAGTTGCGGTGGTTAGAAGTCTAGGATCACTATAAAAATAACGAACACTATTTCCCTTACCAGACTCGCTAATAACCATGTGATTTTCTTCAAACAAAAACTTTGGAGAATCAAATAGGGATACTACTCCTAAAAATTTGTTCAAATCCCAAAGTCCAAATTGAACATCAAAAGTTTCCTCTACAGTGGCTTCCGCCATCACGTTCTTAACTGGGGAAATTGTAGAAATTACATTTCCCGGTTCGATTAAAATATTAGAGTTTATAGTCGAAAAATTCTTTAGAATTTCCAACGTCCTCTTCGATAAACTTACTTCAGTCATTGTTGCTTCCATTATATAATCCTCAAACTAATTAATATCATAGTGTTCGGCGTAATCTTCCCAGTCGAAGTCGCCATCAGTAATACTCTTAAGATTCAACTTATCGTTTCGTCTTTTAGATTTTCTTTTCTCTCTCTTGACGCCCTTGTTCTTTCTCAACTCGGGATCTGATTGTTGGGGATCTCTCCCTACATTTTCTTTATCGTTATTATAGTTATCCATGACTTTTTCAATTATTTCCTTTCTAAAAGTCTTCAATGCACCCCATCAAGTTCTTTAGTTTGAACTTAATGAAATATGAAAGTAATTTATTTCGATGTCCTATTGGTTCTTTATCAAATTGAGTTTTTATTTCTTCCTGTATATTAACAGGAATATAATTCAAATCAATGAGTACTTTATTTCTTTCCCAATTCGGATATTCGTTTTCGTATGATCCTTGATTTATACTTGATTGTATAGATTCCATTTTTTTCTTAGTTACACTTTTTTGTCGTTTATCTTGATTCACAAAAGTATCATCGTCAGATAGAATATTTGGTATTCCGTCCGAAGAATCACCTCGTATAATATGATCAATTAAAAATGTTTTTGGATTTTCACATTCTAAAAATTTCTTCTTGAGGGGACTGTATTGTTTTACGTTCGGGAAAACTTGAAGTTGTTGGAAATCCTTATCATCTGAAACAATGATTATTTCCTCATTATGATAATTTTGTTTGCAAAGAGAAGCAATTATATCATCCGCTTCTGCGCCTTCTACCCGAATACTTTTATATGGAAATATTTCAGCAACTTCCGATCTGATCTTCTCCATAAAATTATGAATATCATCCCAATTTAAATCAGATTCTTTTCTTTTCTTCTTTCTATTTGCTTTATATTGTGGAAAGTATTTCCTTCTCCATGAACTTCCACCTTCGTTGCAAATAACAAAATCTCCATACGAAGAAAATTTCTTTCTATACATTCTATATGTATTTAAAACTAAATGACGAAGTAAATCTTCATCTAATTCATTTTTTGTGTGGTTTAAAGATTGAAATAGATTTGATATTATTATTTGATTATTGTCAATTAAAATCATTGTAATTAAATTTCCACCCATTGATTGCTTGTTCCAGCATCAATATATGTATAAAGTTTACCAGACGAAGTATCGAACCACTTATCTCCTACTTGGGGACTTGAATGTGGATTTGTACCAGAAGTATATTTTACACTATAAGCAAGTTCCTCCCAAAACTCAGTTTGTGTTGGAAGTTCTCCTGTGCTATCTTTCTTTGCTTCGAAAGATCTTCCTTTATAGCGAACAATATCACCTTCATGATAGGAAGATGAAAGTCCTTCTGGAGTATATGCTTTATAGTTACTTTTCATACTACTATTTATTATTTTTCATTTTATCAAAAGCAGACTGAGTAGAACCCACTTTACTTTTCTTTTTAATAGTCTTTTTCTTTGCTACTTTCTTTTTTGGTTTTCTTGAAACAGCATTGTTAAAAATTTTAACATGAGTATCAGCGTGTTGTCTCATCCACTCTCTGTCTTCTTTATTTCTATTGGATTGTCGAAAGAAAACCTTTTCAACGATAAATTCATATTTTGATTCTTTGTCCCAATATACCTGAACACGAAGATCTTTTCCTCTCTCAAAGGAAGGATATTCTAATCTAGGAGCAAGTTTATAAACACGAACAGACAGTTTAGGACATATCATTTCAAGTGCTGTTTTCAAATATTGTTCGTAAGACATATTTGATTTGGGACTAATTCCACTTGACCATTTTTTTTCTTTTTTAATCATGGTTTCCTAAAAATGAATATGGGTTCATACTTCATGTATTTACCGTTGACTTGACAGAAATTTTTACATTTAGGCTTTCCGTCTTCACCTACTCTATTTTGTCCCGGCATTCCCTCTAATGCCATCTTCAATGTGTATTCATATATCATACCTAAAGATTCGAGAATGTCAACACTATCCTGTTCTATCGGCAGATATTTACCGCTTACCAATACGTCCGCTACATTCCATAATAGATACCTATCCTTTCCTAGCCACTCCACACATGTCTCTAATGTTGGTCGGAGGAATCCGTTTCGCCACGATTCATACGACGAGCCATACTTCTTGTAAGATTGGTTCTCGTCCTCCGAATATGCCTCTCTGTTGAAGTAAGGTGGTGAAGTAAAAATGAGGTCCGTGCTTCCTCGATACTGTTGGAAATCTGGGTGTTTGCCAATCTCTTCCGACCCTTCCATGAATTGGTGGAAAGTATTCGTTTCGGAAAAGAATGGATTTCCACGATAAGTTC